AACTGGATGGAGGTGGCCAAGTGAGCGTGTTTATCTTCCTGGCGTTCGGTGCGATGGCAGGCGGCGTCGCCAAGTGGTTCATGCCGGGCAAGTGTCCGGCCGGATGGCTGCCCACGATCGCCCTGGGCGTGGTCGGCTCGTTCGTCGGCGGCCTGCCGTTTGGCGGCCACCCGGCCGGGTTCGTCGGCTCCGTGATCGGTGCCTGTGTTGTTCTCTATGCCTACTCGATCTGGAGTGACGACCGATGAGCAAGGACGACGTCCGAAAGATCTCGATCGCCGTGATCGTGGCCGTGGCTGTCACGTGGTGCGCAGCGACCAGCGACTACTCGCCGATCAAGCCGCAGCAAGACCGGCCGGTACTGCGTCTGATCAAGCGGCTGGCGCGTGTCGGCCTGTGGGTCATGTGGTGCGCTGAGCCGCCACCTCCTGCAGCCAACATGGTCTACCACGCACAGGCGTACGACCGAGAAGGAAACCGTGTTCTTGACCACGCGAAAGGCTGGTGACGCATGTGGGCTTATCTGCTCTCGCTGCTGACGAGCTGGTCCGCCGACCCGGCTGCCATCGATCAGGAACATCCTCGAGCCGCGGCAGCGGTCGCGTACGCGTACGTCGCAATGGCGCCAGCACGCGAGCCAGCTCCAGAGAAAAAATCTACCGTAGAACGGGCCAACTTCGACGGCCAGCCGTGAGCGGCGAAAGTGTGCGAGTCGTTCACGACACCGACCCACATTTCCGAGGACACCATGAACAAGTTGCGTTTGGCTCAGGACGAAATCTCCGCCCTCATCCCGCAGATCGAGAACCTGCGGAACGTCGACCCGGCCGACGACAATGACGGCGCTGCGGCGGCCGCCCTGGAAAGGGCGCTGACGCGTGCGGACGAGCTCAACGTGGTCGTCGAGCGCGAGAACGCGATCGAGGCCCGGCTTTCGGCTGCTCGGTCGAAGCTGAGCCCGACGCCCGACTCCGAGACTCGCGCTGCGATCGAGAATGTTGAGCAGGCGACGAGCGAGCGAGTGGACATCCGCGCAGGAGTGCGGGCTTTCCGTTCTGTGAAGGTTGCCGAGGAAGTCGGCGAGTTCCTGGTGCGACTGGCGTCCGGCGAAAAGCGGGCGATGGGCGAGACCGTCAGCGGCTACGGGGACAGCTACGTTGTCACCGAGCTGTATGACGCGATTATCAATCGTCTTCAGTACCAGTCGGTTGCCCTTCAGCTTGCGAGCGTCTTCCGCCCGAAGGGCCAGACGATCAACCTGCCGAAGAGCGGCGAGTTCACGGTTGCCTACGCCGCCGAGAACGGTGCGTTCTCCGACCAGGACATCAGCACGACAGGCCCTTCGCTCACCCTCTACGAGGCGGGCGGCTCGGTTGCTGTGAGCAACTCCCTGCTAAACGACTCGCCGATTGACGTGGCGGGGCTGATCGTGGATCGCGTCAGCTACGGCTTTGCCGTCTGGTACGACACGAAGTGGCTCACCGGCAACTCGTCGAGCCCGACGGTCTCTGGCCTGCCTGCTGCGGTCGCAGCGATCAGCGGAAATCCCAACACCGTTACCGTGGCGTTAAGCTCCTCGACCAGCGCTGCCAATCTGGCGGACGTTGTCGGCAAGGTCGACGAGACGATCATGGGCACCGGCGCCTGGGTGTGCTCGAAGGCTGGATACGTCGACCTGATGAAGCTCTGGTCTTCGCAGCAGATGACGATGACTGTGGGCGGAGGACGGGTTGTGCCGGTGGTCTACGGTGCCCCGGTCTACATCTCCAAGGGTATGCCCAGCACGACGCTGGCCCTCTACGGCGACTTCTCAAAGTCCACCGCCGTCGGCCTGGCAGCGGAGGGAATCTCGATTGCCACCGCGAAGGAGCTGCTTGTCCGCAGCCGCCAGACGCTGTTTGTTGCGTCGAGCCGTCTGGGCGTGCTGAATCACGGACCCGAGTTCGTCGGACGGCTGGCCAAGGCCACGGCCTAATCCGGCAGCGTGAACATTTGACGCGGCCGGGGGTGGTGATCCGCCCCCGGCCGTATCTCTATCCCAAGGAGCCACGCCGTGCCCAATATGAAATTCGTCCGCGACGGCTGGGGCCACAAGGCTGGCGATGTAGTCGAGAAGCTTCCCGACTTCGCCCTGGTGCTCGAGCAGGAGGGCTACGCGGTGGAAACCACCGATGCCCCGATCGTCGAACGTGCAGTCGCCCCAGAGCCGGAGAAGCGTACCGCGAAGCTGGAGAGGTAACCGATGAGGCTCCGCTCTCTCGCAGTCGCCACGCAGCCGATCGTCGAGCCAGTCTCGCTGGCAATGGCCAAGGCCCACCTGTCGCTCCTGCCCGAGCAGGAAGACGACGACACGCTGGTCGTGTCGATGATCGCCACGGCCCGCAGGCTCATTGAGCGGCGGCTGGGCGTGGCCCTGGCCCCGCAGCAGCTCCGGGCCAAGTTCGACGCCACCGACGGCACGGGCTGGACCCGCGGGCCTGACAACGTCGGCCCTGTGGTGCTACGGCTGCCGGTGGTGCCTGTGCTGACCGGCGGCAGCTACCCGGTGGCACTGGATGTCGACGGGACGGCCGTGAGCTCGTCCACGTACACAGTCGACGCCGACGCCGGCCAGATCCGATTCTCGTCCGCTCCGTCGATGTCGGACCTTGCCACGCTGACGATCACATACTGGGCCGGGCAGGCCACGGTCTCGCCGCAGCTCCGCACGGCCATCCTGCTGTACGTGGGGCACCTATACGCGAACCGTGAGGCATCATCGGGCGACAGTCCATCCGAGGTGCCGATGGCCTTTGAGACGCTCCTGGCCAGCGAGTCTGTCAGCGGGAGGTGGTGAATGGCCATTCCAGCAGGCAGCCTGCGAGAGACGGTCGTGATCGAGAAGCAGTTCGAGACGCGGAACGCGTTCGGCGAGGCCACCTCGAGCTGGTCGACGCACGCGACCAGGCGGGCGGCCGTCGAGTCGATCAGCTATTCCGAGACGCAGCAGCAGAACCGCGTCGGCGGATCTGCCAAGTGGGTCGTCACATGCCACTACGTGGAAGGCGTGAGCGGCAAGATGCGTATCCGGTGGAAGAGCCGCGGCGACCGCTACCTCTACATCTCGTCCGTCGTCGAGTTAGGCACGCGGCAAGAGCACGAGCTCACGTGCGAGGAGAAAGCCACGTGATCGAGCTATTTCTAAAGAACGACCCAGTGGCCGAGTGCCAGGCGATGATCGCACGGTTCGATGAGTTTCCGCGGCACATCGCCAGAAAGCACATTCAAGCGTCGATGCGGCGGGCTATCAAAAACGGAATCCCGGTAATGCGGTCTGTTACGCCTCCGGTCGGTGTTCGCCGAGGCCGCCGCAAGAAGGGCGAGAAGCGATCGACAGGCGCCCTGCGTCGATCAGTCACGACTAAGGCCAAATACGTTGCCAAGCCTGGCCACGGGGCAGTCTACGGCGTGATTGGCTACAAGGGCGGCTTTGAGTCTCGCAAAGCGATCTGGCTGCAGTACGGCACGCGCCGAGGTCTGGCCTCGCGGCAGATGCTCGAGCAGTTCCACCAGCAGTACGACAACGTCTCGCTGGCCAGGCTGACGACCGAGCTGGCCGTTGGGATCGAGAAGGCTGCGGCAGAACTGGCAGCCGGTAAGAACCCAGGAAGGAAATAGATGCCATACCCAGAGCAGTGGCTCAAAGCTGCGATTGAGGCCGCGGGCGGTTGTCTGGCGTGGCCGATGGAGGCGCCCGAGAGTGCCGCCCTGCCATATGCCATTTACGGCCGCACATCGACGCAGCGTGAGCTGACCATGCCAGCGGCGCCTCCGCTGACAGTCAACCCGTCGGCGACGTTCTCTGTGCTGATATACGCCTCCACGTACTCGTCGGTAAAGGCATTGGCTGACTCCGTCCGCTCTGCCATGCACAACTTCAACGGCACCGCCAACGGCGTGACAATTCGCGAGTGCCTGATCACTGAGGAGCGCGACGGCTCGCCGGACTATCTCGACGGGCAGGACAAGCCAACGTACACGGTCGAACACACGTACCAGATCCGCTGGGAGGAGTAGCCATGCCGGCAGTTGCTGATTCACAGGGAACGACGTTCAGTTTCAACAGCGTCACGTTTGTCGCCAAGAACGTGAAGGTCAAACGTACGGCGGCGTACATCGACGTCACGCCTCTCTCGGCGACCGCCGGATCGACTCGCATCCTGCAGGTCGCACCGCTGGTCGACGGCGACCAGATCACCTGCGAATACATGGGCACGACTGCCCCTGCCCGCGGCACTGCCGCCGCGATCACGTGCTCGACTCTCGGCATCAGCGGCACCGCAGTCTGTGAAGACTTTGAGCTGACTGCGGCTGTCGGCGAGCTGATCATGGGAAATGCCACGTTCAAGCTGACCGGCACCTGATCGGCCGGGAGGTGACCCGTGCCGAATATCCCAAACAGTCAGGGCGCAATTCTCTATTTCAACGGCGTCGAGCTTGGCGTCTTGCAGAACGTCGCGCCGTCGTTTGCTGTCGGCAACAAACACGAAGTTACGAGCATGCGGTCCCCCGTCGCGGGCTTTGGCCAGAACGCTCGCGTGCTCAAGCAATACAACGTGACGAGCATTGAGCCCGGCACGATCACGGCTCGTTTTCTAGGCTCGCCAGACCTTGCAAGAAACGACATCGGAGGCCCCGGCTTTCTGTCGTTTGAGTGGGGCTCGGACGCGGCTCTGAGCGGCCAGGCGTTTCTTGAAACGCTTGACGCTGAGTTTGCCAGGGGCGAGTTGATCCAGTGGGCGGCTGTGTTTCAGTTCTCGGGGTTTGACGCGTAAGGAAACAACATGGGACTGGCAGAAGATATTCTTGGCATCGACGACATCCGCCCGCCGCAGAAGCTGCACGTCAAGGCATGGGGGCGCGAGGTTTACCTCCTCGACCCGACCGCAGACATCCGCGACGAGTGGGAGATCTACTGCAGCACAAACCAAGGCAAGCGTGCGAGCTGGCGGGCGAAGCTGGCAAGCCTGCTGCTGTGCGATGAGCAAGGCACGCGGCTGTTCACAACCGACGCAGACGTGGCCAAGCTGGGTAAGAAGAACGCGCGGGCTATGCACGAGATCTGGCAGGCAGGCCAGAAGTTGCTGTCGATCACCGACGAGGAAATTGAGGAACTCGAAAAAAACTGAGGAGCCGGCCGGACGACGTATTCGTCTACAGGCTGGCCCTCGAGCTCGGAATACCAAACCCGGAGGGATGGAAGCGGCGGCTGACGCTGCGGCAGTTGAGGAAGTGGATGGCCTATTGGCGTGTCGAGCCTTTTGGAGACAAGTGGCGGATGGCCGCCAGGACGTCACTCACAGCTGCGGCCGGAATGGGCGCGAAGCCAGACCCGGAGGCCGAGGAGCGATTCTTGCCTAGCTACAGAGACAAGCCGCAGACCGAGGAAGAACTGAGACGTGAGCTCATGAAGATCCCAGCATTCCGAGAGCAAATGCAGAAGGGCGAATAGTGGCGACGATCGGAAAAGTATCCGCTGTGTTCTCTGCCAGCACCGCAGGCCTCAAGTCTGGCGTCAACGAGGCTTCTGCGTCTTTTAAAAAGCTGTCTGCCGACGTTGCATCGCTGCGTTCTAAAATGGGTACGCTCATGGCGATTCAGGGTGCCAAGCTGTTCGGCCAAGTGGCGTCAGCGGCGAGAGATGCCGCCATGTCGTTGGTGAATATGGGTTCTGCCCAATCGGAGACGATAGACAAGACAAGCAAGCTCAGCCGGCGGCTCGGAATGACCTACGGCGAGCTCTCGGGGCTAGCTCTTGCTGGCGATCTGGCTGGCGTGTCGATGGATCAGATTGGAATGGCGGCTACAAAGGCGGACGTGGCGTTCGTCAAGGCCGCACAAGGCTCCAAGCAGGCCCAGTCAGCCATAGCTGGCGTCGGGCTGTCTGTCGACCAGCTCCAGAACAAAACGCCGGCAGAGCGTTTTAAGATGATGGCAGACGCAATCGCTGGGTTACCTACTCCAGCCGAGAGGGCCAGGGCATCTATTCAGTTGCTTGGCAAAAGTGGTGCCGACTTGCTGCCGCTGTTTGAGGGCGGCGCCGGATCAATCCGTAAAGCAACAGAAGAGGCCGAGCGGTTCGGACTGGCACTGACAGACGAGCAGGGCGTGGCCGTCGAGGGGATGAACGACGCGTTCACGCGAGCGTACCAAGCCGTTCAAGGCGTCGTTGGCCAGGTCGTGGCCTACCTTGCCCCTGCCCTGCAGGGTGTCACCGACACGTTTACCAACCTCATTGGAGGAATTGGAGGCGCAAACATCGGACAGTTCATCGGCGAGGGAATCATCGCCGGTGCTGAGTTTTTCGCTACGGTGGCCGATTCGATCATCTCGGGCCTGACGTCTGTCTGGGAGTTTGTGTCCACGGTCGTCGAGCAGTTCGGTGGTGTGACTTCTCTTTTCAGCGCGGCCGGCTCGGCATTACAGGCAGTATGGTACGCGGGCGAGGCGGTGTTCAAGGGCATTGGCGTGATCCTAATGCAGTCGGTTGCCGGCTGGGCTGGGCTGCTGGCTGAACTGCCGCAAGCTGTTGTTGGGTCTGGCTGGGCTGAGTTTGGGAAATCGATGGAAGCGTCCGCTGGGAAGCTCGCCCGAGAGGCCGAAGCGGCCGGTGGCAAGGCAGCCAACAGCGCGCTCAATGTTGTCGGCATGGGTGACAAAGGGTCCGTCGGTGCTGCTGCATTGAAGGGGCCGATTTCAACAATTCTTGCAGACGCGGCGAGGGCCTCTCGCGACGCCGCCGCCACAAAGAACGTGGCGCCGACAACAACGGTTCCGCAGAAGCCAGCGGCAGAGCCTGTCGGGGCCTCAACCCAACAGCTCAAGGGCACAGACAGCCGGTCAAAGGAAGGCATGGCCGAGATGTTCCGCCTGATGCGGAGTACGGGCGACGACGTGCAGGAGCAGCAGCTCGGCGTGCTCGAGCAGATCCGCGATGCCGTCTCCGAAGGCGACGGCATGGAAACAGTCGGCATTATGGGAGCGTGACGCATGACAGTCGTTGCCTGTCTGGAAACCGCCCGCGGCACTGGCGTGAGCGGCAAGTTTGGCGAGTCGTTCACGTTCACCAGACGGTGGATCGTGCGTGTCGACTCGCCGCTGACTCCGCGGACGCTGATCTCTCGCGCTCCTGGCATTGTGTTTGGTGCTGGCCATCCAGACTTCGCCAGCCACAAGGCCATGGAGTTCGACTGCACAGAGGAGAGCGGCGACGGGATGATGTGGTCGATCACCGTGCGTTACTACATTCCGCCGGTCGAAAAAACGCCTGACCCTGCTACCGGCATGCCGAAGGACAGTTGGTCCGGAAGCGGCACGACGATCACCATCCCGGTCTTTGAGGATAAGGACGGGGGCAAGATCATCAACTCCGCAAAAGACCCGCTTGAGGGTGCCGAGCGCGAGTCGAGCGAGTTCACGCTCAACCTGACCAAGTGCTACTCAGACCTGGCGTGGTCTCCGATTGCTAAGGCGCAATCCAACACGGTCAACAGCTCGACGTGGAACGGCTCGCCGGCCAGGACGTGGAAGGTGGCGTTCAGGGGCGCTTCCAAGAAGGAGGCCACCTCGAGCTCGGACGACACGACCAAGCCTTACTGGGAAACCACGTGGGAGTTCTGCTACCGCGAGGAGACGTGGGACTACAAGCCATGGGACGTGGGGTTTAATCAGCTTGTTACGAGCGACGGAACGCCGTCTTCGTCTGGCACCAAGCGGGCCGCTGTGCTGGGGGCTGACAAGAAGCCCGTCAAATCGCCCGTGGCACTTATCAACGGCGTGGCTAAGGATGCCGGCTCTGCCCCCAGCGCGCTCACGTTCAAGCTCTACCAAGAGACCGATTTCTCCGTCTTTGGGACGCCAGGCTAATGGCAAAGCCTCCGCGACAATCTGGGCGGAAGGTGGCCTTCACGCCGGAGGCCGCCGAGCGGATCGCTCGCGCCGTCGTGGCCGTCGAGAAGGGCGACCGCTCGATCGCGGCAGCAGGCAGACAGTCTGCCGCCGGCGACGACGCCCTGGTCCGTGGCACGTTCACCGCCCCGTGGAATAAGGGAAGCACGAAGACGGTGACGGACGCCACGCTCTCCAGCGTGACCTACGCCGGCGTGAAGAACTACTTTGCCACTGTAGGTGGCACCGGAAGTAAGGCGTGCGCGATCGCCTACGTTGCCGGTGAGTGGATTCTGATCGCTGCGGAGTGCGGCTAATGCTGGGAGCAAGTTGCAGTCCGTGCTGCGGTGTTGATTGGTACTGTTGGTCGTGCGACTGCGGGCTGTCGTCTGTGTCAATAGTTATCACAGACTTTACGTCCGACAATCCTTCGCTATTCAATCCATCGATAAACGGCACGTACACAATGCTCCATCCTTCAGGTGCTGATGCGTGCTGTGAAATCTGGGTGGCAGACACTCCCGGCGGTGTGAAAATTACTGTGTATCAAATCTGGATCGATGACGTTCCTACACTGCCGATTATTTCACTGTCTGGGCAAAACATAAACGGTGGTGGCACAGCTCTGACTGGTACGCCATGCCTTGCGCGCGACGGTTCCTATTCGACGCCGGCTAAAGTGAATGGTTTATGTGCAGACCCGTCGAACAATATGAACGTTGCAAATTTTAGCTTCAAGGCATCTGTGTCGGGGGTGTCGTGATGCCGTGCAAGCAGGTGGCACCAACTGGCGACAAGCGGCCTCCGTTTCGGACTGCCTACAAAACCGAGGCAGAGTGCAACGAGGCCTGCAAGGAGGGCGCGTGCTGCAACGGCACCACGTGCAGCGTGACGCCGCAGTGTCAGTGCCAGGGGGCTGGGAAGACGTTCAAGGGCGTGGGCACAACGTGCAGCCCTAATCCGTGCAACCCACTCCCATGATCACCACCAACCGCTCACACCTTGAGGCCCGTTGCACCGAGCGTGGATACACGCTCGACGAGGTGCTTCCGTGCGTCGTCAGCCAGGACGGCGACGAGTGGACGATTGACGTCGACCATCCGGCGTACCCGCGAGCCTCGCGGCTGCCCGAGCCGCCAGCCCAGCCCACCAATGGCCCCGGAACTGAACTCAAAAAGCTCCTCTCCAAGGTCGGCATCACAGCCAGCCCAGACTGTGCTTGCAACGCTCGTGCCGCTGAGATGGACCGCCAGGGCGTCGAGTGGTGCGAGGCCAACCTAGACACGATCGTCGGCTGGCTCCGAGAGCAGGCAGAGGCCCGCGGGCTGCCATTCCTCTATCTGGCTGGACGGCTGCTCGTGCGGCGGGCGATCAGCAACGCCCGGAAAGCCGCTGGCGGAAGCTAGGCGAGACTTCAACGATCAACGCCCACAGCCACAATTCAGAGCCTAGACCCACCGCAGGAGCTCAGGCGTGGCCACAGCGTTCGTCCAGACCCCGGCAGACATGTCGATCGAGTTCGTGGTGGGCGACGAGCTCAACGTCGGGCTGGCGTTCACCTCGAGCTCGACGCCGATCAACCTGACTGGCTACACGCTGGAGGCCAAGGTCTTTCGGCCCGTGTTTGCCAACCCGGACGGCTCATTCAGCCAGGGCGCCTACACAGTCGGCTCGACGGCCGCCACGTTCACCGTATCGGCCGTGTCGCTCACCGGCGGCACCGTGAACATCGGGCTGACGGAAACGCAGACTTCGGCCCTCAGCCCGGCCACGGGCTACCGCTGGTACTTCCGGTGGGTCGACACGGCCGGCGTGACGCTGACCGTGCTGTCTGGCTCGTTCACGGCGAGGGCACCGTGAGCGTAACCGTCACAGTCAACGGCAAGGCCGGGCCGTCCGTCGTCGCTACCAACGGCGACACGATCTCGGCGTCCGTGACCAAGAACGCCGTCGTGAGCGTTTCTGCGTCCGCGGCGGCTGCACCAGGCGGCGTCGGGGCGACGGGTCCGCAGGGGCCGCCGAGCACGACCATCACGGTCGGCAGCGTGTCCACGCTCGCCGCCGGCAGCTCGGCGACGGTGGTGGGCACCTCAAGCAACAACGGGGCCAACCTGTCGCTGGCGTTCGGGATCCCGGCTGGTGCGACTGGTGCCACGGGTGCCACCGGCGCCGCTGGCACCACGCCCACGATCACCGCCACAGCGTCCACGCTCTCGGCTGGCAGCTCTGCCACGGTCACTGCCACGCCGAGCAACGGAGGGGCCAACGTCGCCCTGGCGTTCGGCATACCGCGAGGTGCTGACGGTGCCGCTGGCTCTGGCGGCGGGGCCTCGCTCTCGGACGTTACGCCCTCGGCCCTCGGCACAGCATCGGCGGGCACGAGCTCGACGGCGAGCCGGAGCGACCACGTGCATGCCGTTCCCACGATCAGCTACGCGAACCTCACCAACGTGCCAAGCACGTTCTCACCATCCACGCACACGCACTCGCTCGCCAGCCTAACGCAGTCGTCCGCCACCGCCGGCCAGGTCGTGGCGTGGAACGGAACGGCTTGGACAGCGGCAACGCCGACAAGCAGCGAAGACTTGGACGGCGGCGACTACGTCGGCGTGGTGGCGTCGATTTCGGTCACGCAGCAGCCGGCCGACGTGAGCATCTCGATTAACCAAGGATCGACCGGCTCAGCCTCCTTTACGGTGGCGGCCTCGTCCTCGACAGGCGCGCCGGTGGCGTATCAGTGGCAGCGGAGCCAGGGCAGCGGCTGGGAGTCTATCAACGCTGCCACTTCAACAACGCTGTCGCTGACAGGCCTAACGTCGTCAGACGACGACACGCTCTACAGGTGCGTCGTGACTGCGGTGGGCATTGCGTCGGCCACAAGCAATGCAGCCTCGCTGTCGGTTGCCGTGATCGTGCCCTCGGCCCCAGTCATCACGATTACGTCGCAGCCGCAGTCCGCGACAATTGCCAGCACGACTAGCACGGCATCGTTCTCGATCACGGCTAGCGTCAGCTCTGGAACGCTCGCGTACCAGTGGCAAAAGCGCGAGGCGAGCGGCTCAACGTGGGCCAACGTCAGCAGTGCGACGAGCAGCACGCTGTCGCTCACTGGGTTGGACTATGCCGCTGACGGCGGCGACTATTACAGATGCCGGCTGACTGCCAGCGGTGCCGCCGCGGTCACGTCATCGGTCGCGGTCCTCAACATCAACTGGGCCGCAGTTCCGCAGATCACGCTTGTAAACGTCCCAAGCGAAGTCAACTGGCCGGCTTGGGGCAACTCCGTCTTTGTCACGTTCGACCAGCGAATCTACGGAGCGGGAAACAACAACATCTCGTTTCTTTGGCAGGCTCGCCAAAGATACTCGACTGGAGAGTTTTCGTCCGTCGAATCCGTCTTAGGTGCGAACAGCGTATACGGCGGCACGACTGGCGGGTCGCTCACGATCACAAGGCTTCCGGGTAACGCTGTGACTGTTCGCTGCACAATCACGGCGACGAACAGCTACGGCACTACTACGGCTACCACCAGCCCAATAAACGTCTACCAAGCAGTGGTGTAAAACAAATGCCAAACAAGATCAAACCAAAACGCTCGTACACAACGGGTGCTGTGCCGACCGCAAGCGATCTCGATACCAACGAGGTGGCGATCAACTGGACGGACTCCAAGCTCTACACCAAGACAGCCAGCGGTAACATCGTCAGCGTGACGCTAGGCGGCGGCGGCTCCGGCCTCACATGGTCATCCGTGCCAGCGTCCGCGACGGCGACAGGGACGGCTGGGCAGATCGCGTATGACGACACCAACGGGTTTTTCTACGTCGCAACGGCTACGAACACTTGGAAGCGGGCGTCATTGTCAGCGTGGTATCCAAACACACCGTCTACGATTTCTGGCTTGCAATTGTGGCTGGATGCAGCTGACCCCGCCACATTGTACGACGCAACCAGCGGCGGTTCTCTTGTGAATGCCGATGGAATTGTCAGGCGGTGGGAGGATAAATCAGGAAACGGAAGGCACGCCTCGGAAGCTACCTACGGGCCGACGCGAAAAACGTCTCAGCAGAACGGATACTCTGCGCTTTTGTTTAACGGTTCAAACACGTTTCTCGCTGGGTCATCAACGCCCAGCACAGGAAACGTGCGAACGGCGTTTGCAATTACAAAGAGTGCAAACACAAGCGGAAGCGATTTCTTCCAAATTGGTGGCTACGCAAACTCAAGCTCACGTTTGTTTTCGCTGCGTCAATCCTACGGGTCGCCAAACTCGGGCATCTCAAGCGACATGATCGCCAACAATGTGAACGTAAACGGCGAGCAGTTGACAATCAATCAATATCACGTTTCATGCTGGCGACAAACATCTTCAACGCGCGCGGTTCGCTACTGGCACAATGGCACCGAAAAAACAGTCACTGGAACGCCAGATTCTTTTTCTGCTGCTGCTGGATTTTTAGTAGGTAAAGGCCGCACTTCAGTAGACCAAGGTTATTGGAATGGGTACGTATCGGAAATTATCGTTTACGACGTTGAAATTTCCGATGCAGACAGGGCAACGGTTGAGTCGTACCTAAAAGCGAAGTGGGTCATAGCATGACCGACAACGAGACCATCACCGTCGCCCTCGCCTACGCGGCTCTCGCGCTGGTTGGCCCGTTCATCCTCACGCGGCTCCTGCAATGGGCTGAGAGCAGCGACGCGCAGAGTCTCGCGATGGAGATCGGGACGGCGATCGAGGGGGTGGCAAGATGAGCGACATATCCGCGTCTGTGACATCGCAGCCGATCACGGCCATCGTCTCTGGCGGCACGGTGTCGGCGTCGGTGACGAGCTCGAGCTCGTCGGTGACGATCGCCGGCGGCGTTGGGCCGCAGGGACCGGCCGGCACCAACGGCGGCCCGCTCGAGCAGCTCAGCAACGTGCAAATTGTGTCAGCCCAGCCGGGCGACGTGCTGCAATATGGCGGTGCGAACAAGTGGCAGAACAACCCGATACTCGACGGAGGTAATTGGTAATGGCAAGCTCATTCCGCGTGAAACGACGTGCAACCGGAGGCGCGAGCGGCGCCCCCAGCTCGCTCCTGCAAAGTGAGCTCGCGTATTCGGAAGTCGATCAGATTCTGTACATCGGCCAAGGATCGGGCGGCTCGGCCACGGTCGTGGCGATTGCTGGCCCAGGAAGCTACGCCACGAAGGCCTACGTGACGTCAGCCATAGCGGCCATCGATGTCTCGTCACAGCTCTCTAGCTACGTGACGAGCTCCACGGCCACGGCCACCTACGCCCCCAAGGCTTCGCCAGCCCTGACTGGAACGCCGACGGCACCTACGGCTGCCGCTGGCACCAACAGCACGCAGATCGCCACCACGGCGTTCGTGTCGACGGCCGTGGCCAACGTAATCAATTCTGCGCCCGGCGCCCTTGACACTCTGGCCGAGCTCGCGGCCGCGATGAACAACGACGCGTCGTTCTCTGTCACCGTTACCAATAGCCTGGCCGGCAAGCTGACGGCCTCGAGCAACCTGTCGGATCTCGGATCGGCCTCGACGGCCAGGACGAATCTCGGACTCGGCACGATGGCCACGCAGGCTGCCAGCAATGTCAGCATCACCGGCGGCTCGATCGATGGCGTAACGCTGGATGGGGGCACCTACTGATGCCAACGTACGACCAGCTTCCAGCCACGATGAACCTACGGTGGCGCGTCGGCGATGACTTCTCCGCGCTCATCGACTTCGACATCGGACTGACCAACTACGCGGCAGTGGCCACCGTGTACTCGACGATCACCGGCAACGCTGTCGCCACGTTCACGACCACGATCCCCGACGCCGCGGCGGGAAAGGTGAACGTCGCCCTGACTGACACGCAGACAACGGCCATCGGCGCCGGGACGTTTGCTTGGCAACTGGTCTGGACAGTCGGAACTGTTACACGTGCCGCGATGGCAGGGTTTATCGACGCTATCCCGTAAGGCTGGAGGCGGCGATGGCCAAGAAGGCAAACAGATTCTGGGTCGGCGACCCGGACGGATTCGGGATGCCTGACGAGGACCAGGTCGAGGGGTCGCTGACCCCTGACGACGACGGACACGTGTATCTGAACCGTCGGCGGCCTGCCGACCAGGAGGCCAAGGATGGGAAGAGCGGTAATGCCGAAGCATCGTCGAAACGCAAGCGACCCGTGGACGGTCGAGACGCTCGAGGGCGGCGTTAACAGGCTGACGTTCAAGGCCAGGCTGTGGGTGCTGCTGACAAGCGACTGGCACTGGGACTCCGTGAAGTGCGACCGAGAGAAGCTGGCAGCGGATCTTGCCGCAGCGAAGAAGGTCAACGCAGCGGTGTTGTCCATCGGCGACCACTTCGACGTGATGGGCGGAAAGTGGGACCCACGGTCAAACGGCAAGAACGACATCCGGCCCGAGTTCCAGCGTGGCAACTATTTCGACGACATCGTGACGCAGTGTGCCGAATGGCTGGAGCCGTACCGCGATCAGATGGCCCTGATAACGCCCGGCAACCACGAGACGGCCGTCCGTAAGCGAATGGAAACGTGCCTGACGACCAGGCTGGTGGAGCGGCTGCGGATGAACGGCGGCCGTGTCCGACAAGGCGGATACGCAGGCTGGGTGCTGTTCCGCGCGATGCACGGCGGGAATGCCGTGGCCCTATACCGTCTGTGGTATCACCACGGCTACGGTGGCGGCGGGCCTGTGACGCGCGGTGTGAGCGACTTCTCCCGGTATCTCGTCGACACCGATGCCGACTGCGTTCACGCCGGCCACATTCACCAGCGGACGCTGATTGAGGCCACCCGTCAGCGGCTCTCGCCGAGCGGGATCCCGCAGATCAAACCGATCCATTTGGTGAGGAGCTCGACATATAAACAAGAATGCCTTACTGATGGGTGGGCAGTGGAAAAGGGCATGTCGGCCCGACCGCTGGGCGGCTGGTGGATGCTGTTGAAATGGAACAGCGACAAGACTGCCCTGGTGGCATCGTTCCACGACCAACCCGGAGACACCTGCGATGACGACGAGTGACACTTACGCGATGGAGCCGTCTGCACCAGAGCGGCCCGGCTCGCTGCCGTTCCTCGAGCTCGTCGAGGAGCTGCGGCAGCTCCACCTGGCGAAGACGCAACAATACGGAGACGAGGCCGATCCGTTCGCCAACGTCTCCGCGTCCGCGAAGTGCGGCGTGGAGCCGTGGCGGCGGGCGCTGTGCGACCTGTCGGACTGCGTGGTCAGGCTCCAGCGTTACGCCAGCGGCCAGCCAGTGGACATTGAGAATGCCGCACTGGATGCCGCCAACTGGGCGTTGATCTGCCTGCTCAAGATGCGGGAGGCTCAGCGGGGCTGATCACGCTACCCGGCCTCGCCCAGGCTTAGAATGCCCC